AAAAATTATAGTATGAGCTTGACAGCAGAACAAATTCAACAAAATCGTGATATTTTCTTCAAGAATATAGAAGATCATATCGCGTCTCCGCGTAAAAAAATCTTAACGGAGTTTTACGAATCTATCGAAGATCATTTAATTCTAGCACCTGCCTCTACTCGTGATAGTTATCATAACTGTCTACCTGGAGGTTATATTGATCACGTTAATAGAGTAGTAAAGGCTAGTTTAGAATTAGCTGAGGTATGGAGTGGTTACTCGGAGTTAAATTTTACTCAAGAAGAATTAATCTTTTCGGCTATTAATCATGACTTAGGTAAATTAGGTCTAGATGGTAAACCTGGAGTTATTCCAAACGATAACGACTGGCAGATAAAGAATCAAGGTACATTGTATAAAATCAATACAGAGCTACCCTTCTCTACTGTTCCAGATCGTTCTCTTTTTATTTTACAGTCTATCGGTCTAGTAATATCTCAGAATGAATACTTAGGTATTAAATTACACGATGGATTATATGATGAAAGTAATAAAGCATATCTAATCTCTTACCAGCCTGAAGCTAGACTTAGAACTTCTCTACCTTTAATTTTACACCAAGCAGATATGTTAGCGGCTAGAGTAGAATGGGAATCAGTTTGGATACCTAAATTATCTTCTCCAACTACATCAAAACCAGCACCTGCACGTAAGTTTACTTCAGTAGATGCTAAAAAAGAAACAATGGCTAAGATTGGAAAAGCAAATCCAGGTCTAGCAAGTATTTTAAAAAATATATAACCTATGTTAGCAATAATAATAAATTTAAACATCTGGGTATTAACTATACTTGGATACGTCGTATATAACCTCTATAAAAAGAATGTTAAGTTAGAGGAGATGGTTCAACAGCGTGATCAAACCTTAACCGCTATTGGCAGTACTGTGAGTGAATCTGATAGAGTTCTAAAAGAACTTGATAAAGTAGGTGCATTCCAGAGTGATGACGAAGTAGGATTTTTCTTTAAAGCATTAAAGCAAATCCAAGAAGTGTTAAATCAATTTTATAAAGGTAAAGATTAGAATGAGTATAGATATATTTGCACCCGAAGAGACTGTAGAACTAACACAATCCGGAAAACTAAGAAAGCGAAAACCAAAACAATCTAATATCTATTTCACCCAGGATACAGAAGATGCAATTTTAAGATATCTTGCAACAGAAGATACTGTAGAAAGGAATCATATTTACGATACCTACATTAATTACGCATTTCATAAGTTAGCCGAAAATATAATCCACACCTTTAAGTTTTACTATACAGAAGTTGAAACAATAGAAGAATTAAAACATGAAGTTGTTTGTGTTTTATTAGAGAAATTAAAACTCTATAAACAAGAGAAAGGTAAAGCCTATTCTTATTTTGGTACAATCGTTAAGAGATATCTTATAAATTACAACAAAAACAACTATAAAAAGTTAAAAGATAGAGCTACTTTAGAAGAGGTTGATGTCGATAAGACTATTGTAGGTGAGTTAGTAAGTAATGTTAACTATGAAATAGAAGAAGTAAGTTTTATCAATCTTTATGTTAAACATGTAGATGATAAACTATTTGATTTATTTCCAAAACCTAAAGAAGCTCGGATAGCAGATGCTATCTTAGAGCTTTTTAAGAAAAGAGAAAATCTAGATATCCTAAACAAGAAAGCTTTATACATCTATATCCGTGAAATTACCGAAGCTCCAACACCTACTATAACAAAAGTTATTAAGAAACTTAAAACAGTCTATAAAAAGCTCTATGGACGCTATCTTGATCATGGATATGCTGTAAAAATTTACTAAAGAACTCTATTTATAATTAAAGAAACATTATTATGGATTTTGATAAAGAGTTATTTAAAGGTAAAACATTCTCATCTTTACTAAAAGATATTTACGATAACAGTCGTAGTAAAGAGAAATCACTAAAGGAATTAATCGGACAGTTAACTGACATGATTGATGAACCTGGTGATGCAACTCTTATTGTACCTCTACTACAGGGGTATATGGAAGTAGCAGTTAAGAATGATGAAGCATTAATTAAGATGGCCGGTATAGTTCAAAAAGCAATGTCGGTAGCTGCTAAAGTAGAAGCAGAAGGTGAATTACTATCAGAAAAAGACAAAGAATTATTATTTGCAGAAATAAAAAGTATAAATGTACCTGCTCTTCCAGAAGCTAAAAAATTCGCATAATGCAATTAGGACTTAACTATAATTACTATACCTCTAAAATACCTTTGAATAAAGGTGGTGGAATAGTATTAGCTAGAGTTAATAAAATTATTTTAGGTCCAGTAGACGGAGATGGGAAACCAGACCCGGATTTTGAAGCAAATGGAGGATGGGCATCAGTTGGTTCTATATTCTACACTGTACTTTATACAGAACAGTCCGTAGATACTCAAGGAAGTAGCCGTGTAACAGCAAAACCTTTATCTGGTAACTTTAAACAATATCCACTTATTAATGAAATCGTAGAGATAGTTGAAGGTCCGTCCACAGATTTAAACGATGATGCTTCAGCAAAGCAATACTACTATCGACCACCTTATAACTTATGGGGAACTGTTCATCAGAATGCTTTCCCAAATTTATCTAGTTATGGAAGTGTAGTTAAATCAAAACAAGCACCTTACAGTTATCCTTTAGGTACAACTTTCCAAGAAAAGAGTGGTATTAAGAATATACAACCTTTTGAAGGTGATATAATAGTAGAAGGTAGATGGGGACAATCAATAAGATTTGGAAGTACAGTTAAAGGTAAAGGTGCATTAAATCCATGGAGCAGTCAAGGTCAAGAAGGAAGCCCAATAACTATAATTAGAAACGGACAAGCTACATCGACCATACCTCAAGCCTGGGTTAATGGGATAGAAGATATTAGTAACGATGATGCCTCTGTATATCTTTGTTCAGGACAGTCTATCTATATTCAAGATCTAACTAATTTTAAACTAACCTCTTATACAGGTAGAACACAGTTACAAGAAAATCAAGTTAAAACTAAGAATGCAGCACCTGTTTCAACAGATTCAACTTCACCAAGTCAACAATCTAAAAAAGAATTAGCAGCTAATAAATAATGGCAACATCTAAGAATTACATACCTGAACTTCAACAATATACTGATAATCAGATTATACTATCTTCTGGGAGAGTTCTACTTCATGCTAAGACAGATAGTATTTTACTGTTTGGTAAAAAATCTATTGGATTATCAAGCTTAGGTACAGTTAATTTCGATGTAGCAAATCGTGTTATCGTAAACTCACCTAAGATAGAATTAGGTTTAGAGGCTGAATTAACAGGAGAACCTGTCATGAAAGGTACATCAACAACTCAGTTTTTAGTGAGAATGTTAAATATTCTAACACCGTTAGGAACTGCTCTTGCTAGTATGTCTGAATCAGAATTAGAAACTGCTATACCGTTATTAGTAAAGGTTGGAACAGTTATAAAATCTGAGTTCCCACAATTGGTAGCACTAGCAAATGCAAGCGGTTCTGCTTTAATATCACAAGTAACCTATACTAAATAATGGCACAAGGATTAGAGAATTTAATCACATCTATATCAGGACAGTTAGCTACTATTGAGAAAGCAGTAGATGATGTGTACTACGGTAATCCTTTAAATAAATCTGCGGGTATAAAACTACCTGGTTCAAATACAAAAATTAACGGAGTATTACCTCTAGTTCAGGAAATAAGTGGATATGACTTATGTAATATTATTGCTACAGTACTAGCTCAACCTATAAGTCCAACCTCACCTATTAAAAAACAGCTCGATAATATTAAAAAGCAGTCTAATAAACTACTTAACCAAATAGGGACTACAACGGCAGCACAAGCTTCAACATCAGGAAGTGCAGCAGTAAATGAGTTTGCTAAAAGTATAGCTGAATTATCTGATTCAATCACACCGGATTTAATAGCAGTTGCTCCGCAATTAGCAAGTACTCAAAATTTTCTAGATGACGTATCAGGTTTTTTAACTAATCCTAACGGATCTATAAACACACTAAGTAAAATTAACCAGTTACAAACCTCTTTACAGACTATAAGTAACCTTAACACTCCGTTAGAAGTACTAAGTCTTGCACAGCAAGCTACTGGAATTAATATCGCAGCACAAATTCAAAGCTTACAGAAAACTATAAATCCAGCTCAGATTTTACCAACTCTACAGAGTATATCCATACTTCTAGGAAGTATTAATCAAATGGGATTAAAGTTATTAAAGTATGTTAATATGATACAAGCAATCGTACAGATTGCCTCTACTACAGTAACAGTTGTTAATGTTATCATAAAGGTATTAAAATCAATTCCAATACCGAATATGTATACAGTAACATCCCTGAACCAATCATTAGCAGATGCTCTAAATTATGTACAAACTAGTATTTTAAAACCAGCACAAAAAAATATTAAGCAATTACAAATACTCCTTGATCTAATCTACACAACTATAGTAAGTTTTACAGGTAAAATAACTCAATTACAAGCTGTAATAGCACCGTTAATCTTTAACTTACAAACTTGTGTTGCTACAGCCGATTCACCTCAATTAGCTAATTTAGATAATATTAACAATAGTTTAACTGATATGGTTAGTAAGTTAAATGACTTTACTAAATACTATGCAGCAGCACAAAGTGATCCAAATCAGACAACTTTTCACGGGTACGTATTAAAAATAGTTGAGGAACAGACTATAGATCATCCTTTACAATTTAAAAGAAGACATGCAGTAGCATTAGATCCAAGAGGGGTACAAGTAGCTCAAACTGAATTAACTTATTCAACTGATAACCAAGTAATCTTTCAAGAACTAGAATTAATTATAGGTAATAATTACTACCCTTCTACAACTACAGAAACAGAAGCAAGTATATATAACTCTATTGGTGTAGACCCAACAACCCTTGATCCAACATCACAAAAAGTAAGTTCAGCAGCTAAAGGATTTGTGAATTCACTACCTGGCGGTAAATCATTCATTAAAGATGTTGAAACCGCTACAGCATCCGATAGAACACCTGATGCAATAGTATTAAAAGCAGCAGCACAAGCTGGTGATTACAAACCAACAGCACAAACACAATTACCGATACAACCTTCAGAACCAGCTATATCAGTTGGAGGATCAGCACCGTCCGGAGTTTTATCTCCTGAAAGTCAAGCTAAATGGGAATCAATCGCTACTAATCCTAGTACTCCACTTATCTTACGTCAAAGAGCACAAACAATCCTAAATCAGAGTAGAGCAGCACAAGGAGATCAGCAAATATCGGGAATAAAGTAAGTAGAATTTTACATTTAAAAATATTTATATTATATGACAAAGTTAGATTTATTAAGGAAGTTAATAAGAGAAGAGGTAAGACAGGTTATACGTGAAGAAATAAAGCCTGTGTTAGCAGAAATCAGAAGCGGAAAAGGAGAATTAATTACTCCGAGAAAAACTTTTCGTGAAGATTTAAAAGAATCTATAACACAGCGTCCTGTTAGAAAACCAGCTACACCAATGCCAAAAGTTACCACGTCTGATCCAATTCAGCAGCTATTACAAGAAACTGCATATGGAATGGAACAGACTGACTATAGAACTCTTGTAAACGCAGATGCAAGCATGGCACAGGGTTTTCCTCAAATGTTTTCTGCCCCTGAACCTTATGTATCAGAACCAGTAGTAGTCGATTCAGTACAGGAAATGCTCGCTCAAACAAGGCCAGTAACAGATATTAACCAAGTATCTATAGATGCAGTACCTGATTTTTCTGAAATGATGAGCGTATTAAAAAGTAAAGGTCAAATATAATGGCATATGCAGCACGTACAATAAGTCCGCTTGATTTAAGACCAAGCACTGCGATAGGGGTATCAATCCCTTTCTCAGCACCTAATGTATTTACGTCTGTTTACACGACAGCCGATCAGTTAAAGTATAATATAATAAATTACCTACTAACAGGTAGAAACGAGAGAGTTTTTAGACCAACATTTGGAGCAGGATTAAGAGAACAGCTTTTTGAGCAAATAACTGATACTTCTATCGCAATGGTAGAATCAAATATACAAGCAGGTGTAGAAGCTAACTTTCCAAACGTTATAACTACTTCTGTACAGGTGATACCTTTGTACGATCAAAACACAATTAACATCTTGTTTAAGTATAGTATAGCAAATACTAACCAAGTTGATCAAATATTTTTAACAGTCGATAATGGCCAACAATAGTTCAACAGTAACAAAGGATATAAAGTACCTTAACAAAGACTTCTCTGATTTTAGAGCAGCTCTAATCGAATACGCTAAGGCTTATTTTCCAACAACCTATAATGATTTTTCTACTGCATCACCAGGTTCTATGTTTCTAGAAATGGCTGCATATGTAGGAGATGTATTATCTTTCTATCTTGATAACCAATATCAAGAGACTTTTGTACAGTACGCAAAACAAGCCAATAATCTATACACTCTTGCTTACATGCTCGGATATAGACCAAAAGTAACATCGGCTGCAACAGTTGATCTAGATGTATACCAATTAGTACCTGCATCAGGTTCAACAGGTAATTACGTACCTGATTTTAGATATGCATTGCAGGTTGATCAAGGTATGCAAGTAACTTCGAATACAAATACAAGTGCTGCTTTTTATATACCTGAAAATATAGATTTCTCAATATCTTCTTCTACTTCACCGACTAGTATTTCTGTGTATAATGTAGACGGAAGTGGAAATCCTCAATATTTTCTATTACAAAAATCTGCAAAAGCATTATCAGGGACTATAAAGACATTTACCTATACATTCGGTACAGCTCAAACATTTGAAACGATTCTACTTCAAGATACAAATATCATTGAAATACTTAGTGTAAATGATAGTAACGGTAATAAATGGTATGAAGTCCCTTATTTAGCTCAAGATACAATAATGAAAGCGGTACAGAACGTGCCGAATATAAATCCTGATTATGCTGCAGATGCAGGTACAGTTCCTTATATTTTAGAATTAATGACAGTACCTCGTAGATTTGTAACTAGATTTAAAACAGATAATACACTAGAGATTCAATTTGGATCAGGTATAAATTCAGTAGCTAACGAAGTAGTTGTACCGAATATGGGTAATGTAGGAATTGGAACATTAGATAGATTAAGTAAAATCAACACTATCTATGACCCTGCAAACTTTACTACAACATCAACTTATGGTTTAGCACCAAGTAATACAACTCTAACGTTTACCTATCTTGTAGGAGGTGGAGCACAAGCTAACGTACCAAGTAACACATTAAATACGGTAGTTAATTTTACTTCAAACTTTAATGGCGGTATCGTAGATACTACTATCGGAAGTACAGTACGTGGATCTCTTGCAGTAAACAACCCAGCACCAGCAGCTGGAGGAGGAGATGGTGATACAGTAGAACAATTAAGATTAAACATACTAGCTCAGTATCCATCTCAAATGAGAGCTGTAACGCAGCAAGACTATCTAAGCTTTGCTTATAGTATGCCACCTAAATTTGGTCAAGTTGCAAAAGCATTTGTAACTAAAGATAATCTGACATTTAGACAAGATACAGGAGGTGATAGTAGTATGCAAGATCCGTATGCATGTTCATTATACATTCTATCATATGATTCAAATAAACATTTACAAGAACCACCTGCAGCATTACAGCAAAATCTAAAAAGCTATCTATCAGAGTATAGAATGTTAACAGATGCTGTAAATATTAAAAATGCTTACATAGTTAATATAGGTGTAGATTTTAGTATTATCTTAAGACCGCAGTATAACAGTAGAGATGTACTAACTCAGTGTATTCAATCACTACAATCATATTTTGCTATAGATGGCTGGCAGATTAACCAACCAATCATTCTATCAGAACTTTATACATTAATAGATCAAATCCCAGGTGTACAAACAGTTCAAAATGTAACTATAACGAATAAGTCTGCAACAGACGGTACATATTCCCTATATACGTATGATATATCATCAGCGACTCTAAAAGGAGTTATCTATCCGTCTTTAGATCCATCTATCTTTGAAGTAAAGTATCCTGATATAGATATTACAGGAAAAGTTGTTACCTATTAATATTATCCTTAAATTAGAATACAATGTCCGTATATAAAATATTTCCACAACAAGACGCAACTATATACTCGTCTAATCCATCAGCAAACGCTGGTATTGATGAGATACTAGAGATATCGTCTGTTAATAGTAATCCAAATCTCGGTATTATAAGTGGACTGGATGATATAAGAAGAACATTAATTAAGTTTAGTGATGCCGATATTAGTACGATTGCAGGATTTGCAACTGGGTCTTTTAAGGTAGGTTTAAAACTATATTTAGCATACGCTTCTACGTTACCTCAAACATATACTATTCTCTGTAACCCTGTAGGACAGGCATGGACAATGGGAACCGGTAAGATTAATGATGTACCTAATCCTAAGAATGGAGTATGTTGGACATCTGTAGGAGCGTATAGCCAATCTGCTAACTGGAGTAACACATACGGTACTTCTAGCTACCTCTATACAGTAGGTGGTGGAGTATGGAATCCAGCTTATTCAGCATCTCAAAGTTTTAGTTATATAGATAATAAAGATGTAAACATAGATGTAACTACAATGGTAAGTGCATCGATGGTAGGTACAATTCCTAACTATGGACTACTATTACGTATAACAGGTTCAATTGAATTAAATCCAAGTTCTTCAATAGAGACTCAATTCTTCTCAATGGATACACATACCGTATATCCACCTTGTCTAGAAATGAAATGGGATGATTCTGTGTACAATACAGGTAGTAACACTAACGGTACTATTATAGCAGAAGACTTTGTATTAATACCTCAAAATAATACAGATAAACTAAAAGTAGGTAACGTATATAGAATGAAATTCGTTACTAGAGATAGATACCCGGCAAGAACTTTCGCAACTGGTTCAGATTACTTAAACTGGAGGTATCTACCGCAACAAAGCTACTGGTCTATAGTTGACTATAAAACATCTGATGTAATTGTTGATTTCGATACAAACTATACAAAGCTTAGTGCCGATACAAATTCTAATTATTTTACACTATATACAAACGGATTACAACCTGAAAGATCTTATAGAATTTTAATTAAAACAATTGTACCGTCTACAGGTGAACAGGTAATAGTTGATAACGGTGTGATTTTTAAAGTAACAAGGTAGTATGACAGAACAAGTAAATTTAACAAAACAAATCTACGGTACAGCAGCCTATACTAGAGTAATAGATACTACGTTTACAGAGCTAGTAGCACCACCTGCTCCTGATCAACCAACTGTAACAGTAGATGATTTTTTTAACTATTACGCACAGTTGTTTTTTCAAATTCCGGTAACAGGAGATACAAATTCACACCAGTACCTGGTAAAACAAAGTGGGGAGTATATAGGCGGACAGGTAATAACAGATAATGAACAGGCACTTATCGATGAAATTAATAGCCTAAGACAACAGCTCCTAGTAGCTAATCAAACTATCGTAGACATAAGCTCAATAACATAATGGAAATAGTAAACATAGACCTCTTATCATCACAAGCAGAATATCAACAGTACAAACCTGCTGATACTTCTCTAATTAATACCGCCATAATTACACCTCCATTTGGTGCACCAACAGATTATGTAGAATACTTTATATATGATCTTAATGGAAATTTACTAGTATCCGAATACTACGATAACAATTACACTCCTGTTAATCCGGATCCGGCAACTGGTAATTATACAGCATTACAAATAGATCCACAAGCAGACGTAGCATCGCACGGGTATGATAGAGGTTCGGTTGATATAACTTATAACTTCTTTAGAACCCTATTTCAAAGCAGTTATACAAATCAGTTTTGGATTAAACAAATCTCTGGTACAAGAACAGAGTTAAAAGTTTGCCGTCAAGACTTATCTAACCAGCAGTTACAGCAAGCATTTACAGATTTTGAAAATCAAGCAGCATCTCGTGCATACTATTCAGATTTCTATCTAAACTTTGGTAATAACGAAGTTTTAATTGGAGTTAACGTAGCTTATGCTTTAGATGGAGATCAAGGATGTTTACTTCTTAAACTGTATGAACCTTTACCGGCCGATATAGATCTTAAGAGTACATTTTGGATTGTTGAGCAGTTAGGAGATTCAGTTAAGTATCAAGTTACTGTTGAGGTACCTGCTTCTGCACCACCACCATTAAACTCTTTAAAAGGTCCAAATTTTAACTTAAATATATCTCGAAGAGTTGGACAATCTACTCCTACTTATAATCTAAGTACTCTACTAGCATCATCTAGTCTAGCGCCGTCTTCATCGCTTTATCAGCAAATGCAAAGCATATTACAGGATACGTCTATTGATATAAATGTTGACTATTCTGATTTTAGTAACTTTATACATTTCTCATCTGCACAAGAACGTATCTATAACTTTGCCTACAAGTTAAAACTTATTGAAAGTTACAATCAATCTATTGCAAATGCCGGGACAGTGTTAAATGGAGGTACTATAACATCTGGAAGTATACTTACCTATCAACAGCAAATTAATAATATTATAACAAACTTTGATGGCTACGAGTATTACCTGTATTACGAAAATACACCGCAGGCATGGCCTAAATCAAATAGTTTACCACCGTATCAGCTATACTCTATAACATCTTCTCAGGCTTTAACTTGGCTTGGTAATCCAGATGTAACACCCCCTGATGGACAGTATAGTGCACTAAATGCAGCATCTACCTATGATCTTAATAACAAAGACTGGTTAATCAATACAATTCCAGAATATCTTAAACAGGATGATAGTAATATTCCGTATCAGACTTTCCTAAATATGATAGGACAGCACTTTGATAACATCTGGATTTATTATAAGGATGTTACAGAGAGGTATGATGCTGAGAGTGATTTAACTAAAGGTGTATCTAAAGAGATAGTAAAATCTGCATTAGAATCTTTCGGCATACATTTATATACGAATACAAACATATCAGATAACCTTTACTACTCAACCCTAGGTATTAACCCAGACGGTTCTTTAACACCGCCAACCGGTTCTTATTTTAATGGAAGTATATACATAACCTATAACTCATCAGGTCCTTATGTATTTTTAGATTATACAAATCCTAATTTATACACTCTGAACTTTGATGAAAAACCAACTATACCAGGTGCAGATATAACTCTTGAATATCAAAAAAGAATCTATCATAACCTACCTTACCTTCTAAAGACTAGAGGTACAACAAGAGGTCTAAGAGCATTAATAAACTGTTTCGGTGTACCAAGTACACTATTAAGAATTAATGAATTCGGAGGATCTGACAAGTTACAATCCACACCTGATGTAATTCAAAAGAGATATGGCCTAGCCTACCATAATACAGGTAGCGTAAACCTAGCTCTACCATGGGCACCCCAAGTTTCAAATAATGCCCTACCGGATACAATCGAATTTAGGTTTAAGACTACAGGGATACCTGATTCAAATCATATTTCACAATCTTTATTTGAAGTTAATAGGGGTAATAATACCTACTTTGGATTACAATTAACGTATGATTCTGCTTCTGCTATACCATCAAGCTCTTTACAGAATAATGGTAATCTAACTTTCTATCTAAATAGCTCAGGTTCAGCAGGAGTATATAAGAAGACTACACCGATTACATTACCATTCTTTGATAAAACACAGTGGTGGTCTGTTTCTATAGGTAAAGGAGTAGGTCAAGCAGGTAATAATCTACATCAGTATTACATTCTAACTGTAGCAGGTACCGCTTATAATCAAGAAGGTGATAGTAATATAACATACACAGCAGGTGAAACTTTAGACATAAACGGACCTACAACAGCAAGTTACAATGGTAGTTGGAATGCATATAATACAGGTTCACAAGCTAATTTATTCAGTACATACTTAGGTGGACCAGTTAATCTAACTAGTAGCTTATGTCCAAACGGAATAGCTTTTCAAGGTTACTATCAAGAATTTAGGTATTGGGGACAGCCGTTAGGTACTGATGCATTTTTACAACACGTAACAAGCCCAAGTTCGATAGTAGGGAATACACCTACTTCTTCTTATACAGACTTGACATTTAGACTACCTTTAGGTAATAACAATGTAATACCGTCTTACGGAACAAGTAGCTTACAGCTTAATTCACCTGATGGTGATTTATATGAAATTGGATTTACAGCTATTAATCAAAGTGCTGTTTTAACTTCAAATCATCCTGCCGCTAATACTGTAAAATCTTTTAAGAGCGGTAGTAGTTCATTTAGTTATGGATTATTTGGAAGCGGAAGTCGTGAATCAGAGAGTAATGCTTCATTTGAATCTTTAGTAATGACAGACCTAATAGCAGGTCCATCAGTAGGAGTAGGTCAAAAAGTAAATAATAAAATTTTTATACCTACACAAGATGATTTAACCGAAAGTTTATTATCACCATTTGTAAGTATCCAAAGATATAACCCGGACATAAGTAGAAATTCTGCCGATATTGAAGTTGGATTCTCACCAAGTGACTTAGTAGATGCCGATATTACAAACCAGTTAGGTTACTTTAATATTGATGATTACATTGGAAATCCAGCAGATGCATATCTATCTAACTATCCCGATTTAGATACTCTAAGAAATACATACTTCCAGAAGTATATTAGTAAGTTTGACTTACCAGATTTCATTAATCTAATTAGGTTCTTTGATAATTCTTTATTCAAGATGATAAAGGATTTCGTACCTGCAAGAGCAGACTTATCTACAGGTATTATCGTGAAACCACATATCTTAGAGAGATGTAAATGTAAGAGAAATGAACCAACTGTTACCATAAGTAATAATACAAGTTCAATAGATTTAGTAGATACTTCAGGTTCAAACCCAGAAGGGTCTTACCTAAATACAAGATATACACAATCAGTACCGGTTTCTTTCTATGTAGCACCAGGTTATGAATTCCAGACTATTCAACCTAGTATAATAGGTAATATAACTTCACCGCAATTGAAGTTAAAAGAACCGTTTACAGGTGAATTTGGAGGTTTAGATATCAACTTAACCAATCACGGACAATTTAGTCAATTAGAAAGATCTAGTATAACAGCACCGTGGACTTCATCTATTAATACCGGACAGTCAATCTTTACTACTTATAACTTAGGTGGCCTATATAACAATGCAGTATACGGAGTAACATCTAGTAAGTTTTTAAAGACAGACTACTCATCTAACTTAGTTGTACCTGTTAATAATACTACTATTACAAACTATTTTGCATCAAGTAGTTCATTTAAAGGTTATATACCTTTTGCAACTATTACAGATTCAAACTATAGTTCAAAAGCATTTACAGGTATTAGATACACAGGTACTAAAACTATAAGCGCTACATATAATACCTACACAGTAGGCGATAGTAGCTACGGTAAAACAGCAGCAATTGATATTATTAAACAGAGATATGCTTATTTATCTACTATCTATACAGCATCAGCCTACATGCCCGGTAGATCTAATGCACAGTTAAAATATCTAATTGACAATAACGTTAACACTGTAACTCTAACAAAAGCAAATAAAAGTGTATTTGATATACAAAATTTATATAAATCAGGTGAGTCAGTAGACTTAGATTTATTTGAATATGATGAAGGTAATCCATACTCACAGCTTCTAGCGACCAATCAAACTATACCTATTTATGAAGGTGGATTTAGGTACTTACCTATGTTACATAATTTAGGAACTGACACAGCTACAACCCAGAGTTTTAGTTTAAATAGTCCGATTGAAGTAAAAGTACCTTTAGGTTCATCTTTAGATCCAAATAAATTTAATATAGATCTTAATGGTTATTATAATGGCCCGCAAAATACAGTATGGAATTGGGAACTTACAGCAAACTATACAGGAATATCTCCATTAACTTCAGATGTTACTGTTAATTTTAATTATTCTGCTGTTTTATATGTAAATGCATGTAATAATAATTACGAGCAAGATTTTCCTACATTTAATCAAAGTTTAGTAATTCCAGCAAATAATTCTACAAGTGAACCTTATATTTATACGTACGATTCTACTCATGGAAATTATGAGTACGGTGGTCCTTATTATGGAGGAGATGTAGTAGGACCCTGTTATGATGAAAATGGTCATCAGATAGGTAATGTTAATGATCCATTATATACACAAGACGTACACATATATAATTTAACTTTATCAGGTCAAAATTCAAATACAGGCAACTTTACTACATACTTAACAACTCATGTTACTAGTAGTTATTCTTACCTGTATTACAATACAGCATCTAACCAGGCAGTATTAAATCCCGCTATATCACAGTATTATACCCTTAATCCTGTTATGGATTCTACACAAGATCCTAAATGGGCAGGTTCAGGATTAGAAAAAGTAGTACTACCTATTAACATAAATGTCGGAGATAAACTAGCTTGTTACAATCCAACTTCGCTAGGATGGGACGAAAGATTTGAGTATACAGTTAAAAATGTATCGTTTTATAATGGAATACCGTCAAACCCTAACACCACCGGCTCAAGAATAATACTAGATTTTGATAGACCTATTGATGGGGGTGTTATATCTGCATCTTTAGGTGCAGGTGTTGTAACAGAATCAGTAACACATGCTAACTATATTATTCCACAATATGTCCTATTTAAACACGTACCTGATGAAACTAACATTATATTAAGATATAATCCAAAAGATCCTACGTTAGTAGAGCAAGGTCTAATATACCCTCAATATATTGATCCTACAATTAGAAAGAATGCAGGTAACGTATTACAGCAATTAAAAGGTAACAATTTAATTTAAAAACCAAATTTTTATATATTTATTAACATAACACTAACAACTAAAATTATACCGAGATGGGTTATCTAAATGGCGTTACCGTAACGGTTGACGCAATCCTAACAAAGAAAGGAAGAGAATTATTAGCAAGAAATGATGGCTCTTTTCAAATCACACAATTTGCACTATCTGATGATGAAATAGATTATACTCTGTATAACCCAAATCACCCATCTGGATCTGCATTTTACGGTGAAGCGATTCAAGCAATGCCAGTACTAGAAGCATTTCCAAATGATAATGAAATCATGAAATACAAGTTAATAACACTTCCAAGAGGAACTTCTGCAATTCCGGCACTAAATGTAGGTTACCAAACCATAACCTTGAAGCAAGGTGCATCTATTTCGATAACACCTCAAACTTTAAATTACCTGGGTGCTACATCTACATTTGAACAAGACGGGTATATCGCTACTATTGGTGATGTTAGAGTTACATCTAACTTTACAGGTGTTGGTATCAATACAGCTGAAGCTACCCAATTAAACGGAACTGTGACTGTAGGTACAAATGTGAGTAAGACTGTTATAGGTACTACAATTAATATTACTGCAACTACAGTTAATACTTTATTTGGAACTAATACACAACTACAAACTAATCTTGTTATAGAAGGTAGAGATAGTGGTGCAAGAGTAACAATTCCTGTAACTATTACAAAACAATCTTAATAATAAATTTTAATAATACAATATGAGCTTTGTTCAATTAGCTTCAACAGATATAGTAGTAAGTGCAGATACAATCACAGCACCGGCTTGGTCAACAGGTAATTCAGTTTTATCGGGTGTAACCTATACATCAGGATCTGGAGGTACAACAACTTATTTACTAGCATCCGGTTCAAATAGTACAGCTACCGAGTTTTCTATGACGTACGGTAACATAAATGGGTATGGTTCAGTTTTATACAATACGTTAGTACCTGGATTATCTCCAACAAGAACTGTATATGGTCAGTATAGAAATCTAGTGTACGGTACTGAAACTCAAAACTTTAATTTCGGAGGTTTAAACACATCTTCAGTAGATATACACGTAATTAATGTAAATAGAAATGCTTATAAACAGCAGCTATATGCACCAACTTTTAACCTGACACTTAAAAGCGGTAGTGCAACAGTTCAACTTACAAATGATAGTACGACTACATCTACAGTAACGTATCTAGATTGCGGTAGAGCATTTAATATAGTGAGCGGTAGTAATGGTGCAGGTGTTATAAACAGTGTTTCAACAGCAGCAGGTCAACCAGCAGGTTGGACAGTAAGCGGTTCATACGGTCTATTCCTACCGGATGTAGGTTTAATCGTATTAAACTCAAGAGCATTAGCAATGCCAGCTGTTTCAGGAGGTATCTTATTATCTATTGGACAGAGTAGTAATGCTGATAATAACAACTCAGCAGCACTTGGAAATGCAATAGCATCCGGTAATTACTTCCAACTTAATAGTGAAGAAACAGTATCATCTGATTATATATTTGTAAGAGCGGGTAATGCACAGTTTAATTATACCACAAACCCATCTGCAATATCAGGAAGTACAGGTACACTAACCTTCCCTACAATGATTAATAACCCGCAGACTTTCCCAACAACAGTTGGTCTATATAACGCTAATAACGAATTAGTTGCTGTTGCTAAATTATCACAACCTTTTGTAAAAGACTTTACAAAAGAAGCATTGTTCCGCGTCAAGTTAAATTTTTAAAGAGTGTTATTAAATTGGTAGTAACCTAGTAAAACTATAGAATGAGTTCTGTTTATAAGACATTAAACATATCAGATCTAACTGTATTCCCGTACAAGACTAGTAAGGCATTCAGTTTCCTTAGTGGAACTACTACCTATACTAATTCAGGAATAAACATAACGATCGGATATAACCCCACAATACTACCAGCTTCTGGATCTGTAAATTATCAACGTGCTCTAAATTATAGATCAGCACGGCACTTGTACTACTCGCATAATCTACCTGGATTACAACCTTCTACACCTTTATCTCAACAGTCGTATGATCAGTTAGTAGCAGATCAAAATGTAGATAGTACAGTTAACCCGGTACTAGTATATGATAACTATTTACAGACTACAGCTTGCTCAGGTTCAGCTGAATACGATAATAGAAATACTTTTCCATCTAGTAGCGGTAATAGCTTAGTAACAGTAGTTTCAATACCACAAATACTATTTGGAGAACAAATACAGCCTAATAGTTTATATATAACAGATACAACTGGTGATTTCAACAGTTCTAAAGATGACGGTAATGGTAATTTAGTAGATGCAGCCACTGAACAGATTTGTGTAGGTAATATTATATATTCACACGGTATTGCCGTAGTCACAAATCAAAGTTATAACCCTAACGGTAATACACCGCTCATAAGTTTTAACTCTGAAACTACTGTTTACCAGTCTCAAGTTAGATGTCATATTAATGAGAATGAATTTAATCTGACTACAAATCCATCTGCGACTTCCGGTTCTTTTGGAGTACTAAATAGTAACGTATCTGGATCTAGTTTTCAACCCTATGTTACAACCATTGGACTCTATAATGGAGCTAATGAATTAATTGCAGTTGGTAAACTAGGCCAACCCTTCCCAATGCCCGCTAACACTGATGTTACATTCGTAGTTAGATGGGATTCATAAACCTAAAATTATTTATGGCAAAAAAAGTTAATGTAAGAAGAAGAGCTATACAGCAAGGCTATCGTTCTGGTTTAGAACATGTTGTAGCTAATCAATTAGATTCTTCTAAAATAGAATATCAATACGAAAATCCAGCTAATAAGATTAAATATACTGTACCTGCTAAAGATCACACTTACCTACCTGACTTTGTACTACCTAACGGTATTATCATAGAAACAAAAGGTAGATTTGTATTAGCAGATAGAAAAAAGCACGAGCTAATTAAATCGCAAAGACCTGAATTAGACATAAGATTTGTCTTTAGTAACTCTAATACTAAAATAGCCAAGAACTCTAAGACAACATATGGGAGCTGGTGTGAGAAGCTGGGTATCCCTTATGCTGATAAGCAGATACCGAAGGAGTGGTTAGAGGAGAAACTTTAAGTTTGCAGTCTAGTAAGAAGTTCGTATATTTAGTATACTATGTATAACACTAGACTTTTACTCGGAATAGTTGAGACTGTATTAGGCAAAGGTAAACACACCTCAAAACACAATTATGCTTTCAATTGCCCATTCTGTCATCATCATAAACCCAAGCTTGAAGTAGACCTACAAGTAACACCTGACGGTAAAACGCCATGGAATTGTTGGGTGTGTGGCCAGAAGGGCAGATCACTTGTAAACCTATTCAAAAAGCTTGATGTCCCAAGAGAGACGCTATTAGAATTAAAGCCCTTTATCAAGTATATACCGCAAGAAAAGAATGGGGAGATTCAAGAGAAACTGATAATAAAGCTTCCTAAGGAGTATAAATCGATTCTACAAAAAAGTAGCTCGATCACCTATCGTCAAGCTCTAGCCTATGCTAGAAAAAGAGGTTTAACAGATGAAGATTTTATTAAATATGGAGTTGGGTATTGTGAAACAGGTCGATATGCTAATTCTCTAATAGTTCAATCTTTTGATAAGGATGGAAAATTGAATTATTTTATCGGAAGATCTTTTGAAAAAGACCCTGCAAGGAAATATAACGCACCTGTTTGTAATAAAAATGAAATAGTTGGGTTAGAATACTACATAAACTGGAAATGTCCTGTTATACTGTGTGAAGGTATTTTTGATGCAATTACTATAAAAAGAAATGCAGTACCTTTATTTGGTAAAACATTACCAACATCTCTACAGGTTCAATTAGCTAGTGCAGACGTTAAAACCGTGTACATTGTTCTAGATAATGATGCTCTAAAAGACGCAATAAAACACGCCCAGCAGTTAATGGACTCAGGAAAAGAAGTATATCTAGTTGAACTAAACGGAAAAGATCCATCGGATATAGGTTTTCAAGAAATGACTCGATTGTTACATCAATCAAGTGCATTAAGTTATGCTAAACTATTACATAAAAAATTAGAATTATGCTAGTGGCAGAACAACGATCACCTGAATGGTTTACTGTTAGAAAAGGTAAGATTACCAGTTCAGAGATTTGGAAGATAATGGGATCAAAGAAAGAAGGATTAGGTGATGTAGCAAAAAGCTACTTACTAGAAAGAGTTTCTGAAAAATTAGGCGGGTTTTCACAACCTATCATTGGCCCGGCTCTAGATTGGGGTACAGATTTAGAAGATACTGCAAGAGATATCTATGCAGCAGCAACTGGTCTAGAAGTTAAACCCTGTTCTTTTTACGAAGTATCGGATTCCTATGGAGGAACACCTGATTCTTTGGTTGGAGATGATGGGGTGTTAGAGATTAAATGTCCTTACACGTCAGCAAACCACTTTAAATATGGACTAATAACCTCAGATGCTGAATTTAGAAAGACATCAGCTGCATATTACTACCAATGTATCTCGCATATGGCCGTAACAGGTAGGAAATGGTGTGACTTTATTAGCTTTGACCCAAGAGTGGGTACAGATTATATGTTATTTATTTACAGATTAGGTAGAGATGAAGATGAAGTCAAGAATATGTTAGAGAGAGTTGAATTAGCAAGTAAATACATGCAAGATCTAGTTGCAAAACTACCAAAATCCATTGTATCTCAAGAATTGTTATTAATTGATTAAAGGTTAACTATTTATAAGAGTATGGTAAAGTTGATAAATTTATTACGAGAAACTAAACAAGGTCCAAAAGCAATATTTTTAGCTGGACCTGCAGGTGCCGGTAAATCTTTCATTAGTAAGCAGGTAATTCCAAGTGGTAAATTCAATGTTATTAACAGTGACGATACTTACGAAGAATTATTAAAAGCATCTGGTTTAGGTATGAAGCAAAAAGACTTTGGACCTGAAGAATTATCACAAGCAGCTAAGTTACAAGCCCAGGCACAAAAAGCTACAAAAGAGAAATATAGTCAAGCTCTAGAAAATCGTCACGATATTATTATAGATGGAACTGGTGCAGCATCTGGTCCGTTACTTAAAAAGAAAGCAGAGCTAGAAGAACTTGGTTATACCACATTTATGGTAATGATTTATGTATCACCTATGACATCTTTAGAGAGAAATGCAGATAGAGATAGATCTTTAATGCCTGCTATTGTACTAAGGACTTGGAGAGATGTTAACAAGAACATTCAGACATATGAACAAGCTTTTGGAGATAACTTTATACTGTTAAATAACGACCCTGCAGGAGCAGATAAGTCTTTTGATCCGGCAATTGTAAAACGTCGATTCTTTGATACATCAACTGGTAAAGGTAAAGAGAAGACTCCTGAAGAGATGATGAAGAGAGCACAAGAGGCAGCAGACTTAAATCAGAGTATAACATATATATTAAAATCAGAACCCGAAGCAATTGATATCGGGCAAGCAAAAGCAAAAATACAAGCATTCATAGGATGATAGATATAACAAAACTTGGAACATTAATTGCAGAAGAGATAACAAACGAACCTGGTGTATGTTTTTACCCAGGTGGATTTAAACCTCCACACAAAGGACACTTTGAAGTAGCTAGAGATATATCTTCACGTAGCTATATTACGCATCTTTATATTATTATATCACCAAAAGAAAGAGACGGTATAACTGCCGAGCAGAGTTTAAAGGTATGGCAGACTTATTTAGCAGCACAACCACTACCAAAAGTCTCTGTAAGTATCTCTAAAACACAAACACCTGTTAAAGATGTATACGACTATCTTGCCGATCATCCTACTGAAAAACCGGTGTATATTGTAGGAGGTAGAGACGAAGTAGATGACCAGGGGTACTTTAAATCACTTCAAAAAGCATTTGGAGAAAGAGTTGTACCAATTCCTGTGGAAGAAAAATTTGGTAGAATATCAGCTAGTTACGTTAGAGGTTTACTAAGAGCAGGTGATGTAGATAGTTTTGAAGAAACTATACCTGAATCGGCTAAGAATAAGGGATATGCCGAGCCTATCTTTAAATTACTAGCTACTACAATTAAGCAACCTGTTATTAAGGAAGGTGAAGAACCACATGAAGATGAAGCAATGTCTATCATTAACAAGTATATTCAATGGTGCGGGCAGATGTTAGAGATTGAAGAACTCCCACATATTGAATTTGTGTATGATACAAGTTTTACTTCTCAAAATCATAGCTTTGGTGGGTATACACCTGAAGATCATTCTATACTAATTTCAATAGCAAATAGGAATCTAGCAGATGTATTAAGAACTTTAGGACATGAACTAGTTCACCACCGTCAAAACGAAACAGTTGGTATAAATCCTGAAGATGGTAAAACAGGTACAGATGTAGAAAATGAAGCTAATGCGGTAGCTGGAATGCTGATGAGAACATTTGGTAAACAAGACCCACGCATCTACAATATTTTTATACCTGAAACATCAACTACATTGCAGGAGGATACTAGATCAGTAGCTAGCAAGCTATTAACAGTATTACATGAGATGCGATTAACAGTAGCAAATGCGGCAGAAGTACACGGTGACTTGTATCACGGGTATTTTAAGGTAGGAGATATAGAGTATAATTATAAAATTACTAAATTTGAAAATAATCCTTACAGTAGCGATTCTTTTTATTCTATAGAATTTACTGAGGTAGGTAATCCCGCTACTGATGTATCAATTCCAACTAAAAAAGCAGGCGGTAAAAACTATATTAAAATTCTTAGTACGATATATAAAGTACTTATTAATTTTACAGAAACAATGCAACCGGAGTATATTGGTATTTCTGCTCTTGATAAAAGTGGATATCTAAACATATATAACGATTTAACAAAATCTAATCCAATTCCGGGTTATTCTAGAAAAACAGTGGGGTTAGATTTTAAAACTAAAAGCGGTGATACGGGTAGGTTTATAGTATTAAAAAGGAATCAGGATAAGGCACAGCTAACAGAATCTAAAGAGCATTACGTACCTTATATGTATTCTGCTCAAGGCTTTGGTTGCCATGTTTGTAAGTTTTACTACAAAGAGAAAGGTACGCATATGTGTAGTAATCCTGACTATAAAGCTTATAAAGGTACTAACGAATTATTAGATAACGAAGGTAATAATATTAAGGACCCGTCAAAATGGTGTTCTAACTGGTTTAAACCTAAAGGATAGTGAAATTAATTAGTACAGGTAATACTTTTGATTCAACTCCGTATTGGACTAATCCTATTAAGAGATATAAAACACCACAACTAACCTGTGTGGATTTATTTGATACTAATGGCTACGATTTAACTGATTTAGAACAGGATTACGCAGAAGTAAATACTCCAGCTGAAGATCATAGATATAAGAGAGCCATAAAACGAACTTGGTTTACAACCAAAAGACCAATTGTAGAAGGAGTACACATAAATCATGCACTGCTATTTGAAAGAAAAGGATACAGCGGTACAGCTTTAGAACAGTTAAAGGATTGGAGTAATGAGATGCCAATTGTAAGCAAACTAATAAAGATACGTTCAAAGTGGGGAATAGACCTAGCAATAGATTATGTTGATAGAGACGGTAATGCATTTGAGGTATTTCATTATGAATGGGATGATTTCGACTACGAAGCTGTGATGAGAGCTAAGACTAAAATCGAAGAATTAGCATTATCAACAGATTGGGATGCAGCAGCTAAAGAACTATTAGAAAGAAGAAGTGAATGGGCTTCTTTACCTTTCTTTGAACAGAGTGATTGGAAATGCAAATTCTTTAATATAGAACCTGAAAAGTTTAAAATAATAATTTGGAATGATTAAATTAATGAGTTTACTGAAAGAAGTAGAAGAAGCACCTAAAAAACTTTACTGTGATTTAGATGGTGTCTTGGTTGATTTCGAGAAAGGTTATAAAAATTTAACTGGAAAGAAAGCTCCCGGTGTTAATTCCGGGTATAATGCTAAAGAGTTTTGGGAGCCAATCACAAAAGCAGGTGTGCCTTTCTGGTCAAACCTAGATTGGATGCCTGACGGTAAGGAATTATGGGATCACATTAAGAAATTCCATCCAAGCATCTTATCGGCACCGTCAAGAGATGAATCATCAAGAATAGGTAAGAAGGTATGGATGAAAAAACATCTACCCGGTGTGGAGTTACACCTAAAAGCAGCAGAACAAAAGCAAGATCTAGCCAAAGAAGGTGATATCTTAATCGATGATAGGATAGATAATTGTAGAAGATGGCAACTAGCAGGAGGAACAGCAATACATCACACATCAGCTGCCAGTACAATCCAGAAATTAAAAGATTTAGGTTATTAATTAATAGAAATAAACCGTTATGCAAAGAGAAACTGTACTCAAGAAAGAGTTTAGTCAAAAAGATGTACAAAGAGCTAGAAACCTATTAACCGGTAATGCTTCGGCAGCTACTTCCTTACAGGCCGGATACGAAAAATCTAGACAAGACTATAAAGAAGGTGATGTTTGGGAAGAACAAGGTAGAACTTGGACAATTAAAAATGGGTTAAAGCAAACTGTTACTAAGTTTGATTCTCTAAAAAAGTTACTAGTACTACCTCTAGCATGTCCAAACTGTGGTAAAGCATTAAAACTTACTGAACTGAATAAAAAAATGTATGCCATTCACCAAACCTGCTTTGATTGCGTTATTGAAAACGAAGCAAAATTAAAGCGTGAAGGTAAGTTCGAAGCATACCAAAAAGCTATTCTAAACGGTAATAAAAATGCCGTACTAGAAGATCTAGAAAGAGCTCTAGATGGGTGGTTATCGGAAACTACTTCCTTTGTATCCGAAGATGGAGTAGTAGAGGAGTGGAGTAAAGTCAAACTTAAATCAGAAGACTTTGATGGAGTTAGAGAAGAAATAAAAAAGGCCAAGGAACAAGAGATCTAAACTATTTATTATCAAAATAGATAGATATTTTATGCCAGCAACTTCTCAAGCACAGCAACACACTGCAGCAATCGCATTAGCAGCAAAAGAAAAACATAACACTAAAGGTCTAAAAGGTCCTGCCAAAGCAATGTCACATATGGCAAAGGGTGAACTAGAAAAATATGCTCACACCAAGCTAAAAGGCCTACCTAAACACGTACAGAAAGAATCAGTACTAGGTACTCATCCGGTTGATACTATCGAATTTTGGGTTGTACAGAAACCAACCTCACATGAATCTTCTATCCAAGATATCGTTACCTCATGTGACCCATTCCAATTTGCAGATATGTGTAGATCCGGTCTAGCTCCTGAAGCTGTACATGGATTTTATACAGAAGAAGAAGATGCTGAAAAAGCGGGTAAACAGTTATTAACTGATATGTATCATACTGCTAAATCTCTAGAAGAGAAGAAAGAAGAAGTAACAACTAAACTTCAAAAAACTATTGATAAGCTTCAAAAGAAAGCTGAAGAGCATATGAGAATGGTTAAGAAAGAACCAGACCAGGCCGATCATCACCACGAAGAAGCAGAAAAGATAATGGCACGTATCAAAGAATTACGTGGTAAACATAAGATGGTAGAAACAGCTAAAAAACAATTAAAACCTCTAGAAGAAGATAAATAATTATGGAACAATTTGCACAATTTATCTCAATGCTATTTGCATCGAGAACACAAGCTCACATTTTACACCTTCAAACAGATTCTTTTGCAGCACATAAAGCTTTACAGGAATACTACGAAGAGATTGTAGAAATCGCCGATGGCCTAGTAGAATCATATCAAGGTAGATATGGTATTTTAAGAGATTACAGCGGTCAGGCTACATTCAAAGAGGATAATCAACCTCTAGCATATTTTGAAGCACTGGATAAATATGTGGAAACAACAAGACAGGTGATCCCTCAAGATTCTTACATTCAAAATGAAGTAGATACTTTAGTGGCTTTAATTGAAAGTACTAAGTATAAGCTTAAATTCTTACACTAATATGTTACTAGAAACTGATTCATATTGTCCATCTTGTCTAGCTGAATATCTTATTGAACATGAAGATAAGTTAGTAGAAGCCGAATACAGAGGCCGTAAAGTGACTCTAGGTAAACCATTTTTAACACCTGGTGGACCTAAGAAGAGATCTGTTTATGTTAAGAATGCAAAAGGTAATGTCGTAAAGGTAAACTTTGGTGATCCAAAAATGAGAATCAAAAAGTTTATACCTGCAAGACGTAGATCCTATAGAGCAAGACACCATTGTCAAAACCCAGGACCACGAGATCGTGCAAATTATTGGAGCTGTAAATTTTGGTAAAATGTATTACGTGTATTTATTAGTAGATCCTCAAGATAACCAGCCGTTCTATTGCGGAAAAGGTAAAGGAAGTAGATGGAAATCACATTTAGGGTACTGGAGTGGTAACGGAAAAAATAGCAGGTGTGAGAATAAAATAAAAAGCCTAAGAGCGAAAGGAATTGAACCGGAAGTGAGATTCTTAGTTGAAAATATAGAAGAAGAGGAAGTAGCCTATAAGATAGAAGAGAGCTATATTAGAGAGCATTTTGATAGTTTAGTAAATCTTAAAATAGAAGCTAAGCCACCAAGTAGGAAAGGAAAACCGAGCTGGAATAAAGGAATTAATATGCCAAAAGAGTTTAGTGATAGGCAGAGTGAAAGATTGAAAGAGGAGTATAGAGCCGGTAAGAGATGTAATTGGAGTGATAGGTTATCAGAAGAAGAGAAGCATGCTTTTTACTCTAAAATGGCATTATGTAAAAAAAATTTTACAAGTAAAAGAAAAACTAAGGTATACTGTGAGCAGCTAGATAAACTATTTGAAAGCCAGACTGAAGCAGCAATTCAATTAGGATTAAAACAGGGGGATATTTCAAATGTGCTTGCTGGGAGACAAACGACAACAAAAGGTTACACTTTTAAATACATGTAGAGCTTGGTAAAATAATACTACAATGAACGTATATAACTTTTTTAAATTCTTAGAGAAAACAGATAATAGGAAAACACCTTTTTTAGTAAAATTAGCATTAGCACCTGAAGATTTAACACCGGAAGAGCTACATATTAAGAGAAGTTTAATATTATCTCCTTTATCGGATTTTTATTTTGAAGAACCAATATCGCTACCCGATAATATGACTATTGAGGGGAACTTTATTTTAGACGAAGTGAGGATAGATGGTAGGATATTACCGAACGGATTAGTAGTAAAAGGAAATCTAGAAATAGATTTTTGTGATATTACAGAACTTCCTTCAGATATGATAGTAGGTGAAGATGTTCATATAGATTCAGAAGATTTAGTTCAAACCTATAAAACTCCGGCAGCAGTAAAAAGAGCCTGTCCAGGTATAAAAGGTAAAGTTTACATGCCTGAACTTGATTATAGGTAATACAGATAGAGAGTAATGATTAAACTTACTAATATACTAAGAGAAATTCTTGAAGAGAAAGAAGACCGATGCTTAAGAATTGCCCGTCGTAGATACGATAAGCCTTCCGCTTATAGATCTGGTGCAATTGTGAGATGTAGGAAAGGTGAGATTTGGAAAGACTTAAAAGAAGAAGAAGAATCTCTACATAAATGGTTTTCAAGAAAAGGTGGTGAAGGACATAGAGGCTGGGTAGATTGTAATACCTGTCATGAAGTAGACGGTAAAAAGAAATGTAAACCATGTGGAAGACAGGATGGTGAGACTAGAGCAAAGTATCCTTCCTGCCGACCAACACCATCACAGTGTAGTAGATCAGGTAAAGGTAAAACTTGGGGCAAAACAAAATGATAAAGCTAATTGATATACTTACTGAAGTAAAAGAAGGAATTGATGACCCAGTTCAACCTGGTATACTAAAGAATAGATTAGGTAAACTTTCTTGTACAAGAGTAAGATCTGCAAAAGCTAAACTAAAAAATAAAGGTACTCATTACGCAAAAGCATTACAGAGATATTTAAACTACCACTGTTAAAACTATGATAAAACTAACTGAATTAATATTAGAAGATAAGACCGTACCGGAAAAAGCTTTTGAAGAATTTGCCGATAAAAGATTTGGTGGGGCAGAAAAGATAGCCGATAACGCTAAAGAAAAAGGTGGACCTTCTATGTTAACCTACCACCATTTTCATGCTAAACTACCTTACTACGAGAAAGCTGCAGAAGGTAAATTTAAGGTAGAAGAAGCAGAAAAGGAATACCAAAAACTAGTAGAAGAGCTTTACAAAAAAACCAAGAAAGAAATGAAAATAGAACAAGTAGCTTTCCAGAAATTAGTTGGACGTATTGAAGTTCTAGGTGAATTACTTATAAAACATAAATAAGATGATAAAGCTAATAGATTTACTAAAAGAATGTGTTATCGCTGCAGTACATGTAGACGGTGATACTGTATTAGCCAAAAATAGAGATAGAGGTTACACTGCTAAAATACGTATTGTTCATGAATTAATGGACGGTGTTGAAGTAGTATATTGGTTAGATGAAGATACAGACTGGTGTGAAGGTATGAATGAACATGGTATTGGCATTGTAAATTCAAGTCTACTAGTAGGTAAAGATGAAAAAGAAAGCGATAAGATAGAAAAGAAGCAAAAGGGTAATCACGATGCTACTGAGAAGAAAATTACATCCACTGACGGTCTTAAGATTAGACATGCATTAAAACAAAACTCTATTAGAGATGCAATTGAATCAGTAGTATCTTATGTAGGTAAAGATAAGAAAGACGTAGGTGTAAAAGGACACGTAATGGTAGCTACACCAAAAGTTAGTTACAATGTTGAATCTACAAGTAAGAATACACCTATTATAACTAAGTTAGATAGAGAAGAGAAAACTCACACAAGATCAAATCATGGTATATCTCATGAAGATGCAGGTTATACTCAAGGTGTTAAAAGAAGATCATCACTATCAAGAAGAGATTTAGCTGCAAGAAACCTAGATGAAGTAGAAGATTGGAATGAAGTGTTAGATGCAATGGCTAAACAAACTGAATCTGATCCTTTTATGAATCCATTCAGACATGATAATATTTACAAAATGCGTACTATAGGTCAAATCATGATGAATTTAAACAAACTTAAATTCGTATACAGAGGTACATCAGCACACTCTGAATTTAAAGGATACGACAATAGATTACCAGACGATTATGAACCAAAGATAGAAGTAATAATTTTAGACTCCGTTAAACCAAGAGATTCAGATGATTAAACTAAAACAAGTACTAACAGAAGTACTGATCGAACAAGATATAACAGGTAAGTATCCTGAGCTAAATGAGAATAAAGCTTTAAAAGCAGGTGCGATGGCATTTATGTCGGCATGTCTAATAGGTCATTCGTACGGACAGTGCTCTCAACAGTTACAAGCAGCAATGCAAAATCCGAATGACCCTAAAAATGCTAAGGTATTAGCCGGATCTCAAGTTGATCTAGATAAAAAAATTAGCGGAGCTAATTATCAGATGATGTCACCTGAGGATAGAGCGTTAATGAAAAAACAGTCAAAAGAAGATGCTGAAGCTGCTAGACAATCTGCTAAACAAGAAAACCGTGATTTTAACGATAAGTTTAATCCTAAATTAAATTTACAAGGTGAAAAACTAAGTAAAGAAGAAAGACAGGCATTTACATCTAACTTTAATAGTTTTATTAGTAGAAATCCTCAATTTAAAATAGACCCAAGTAGATATACAGTAGAAGAAAGATATGCCTTTTTAACAAAAGTTGCTCAAGAACAATCTACTATTAGAAGAATAAATGTATTATTCGGTAGACCAAATCCATATGAGAATACTAGAATGTCTCTAGATGACCTATACAAGTACATACAGGACCCTAAGTTAAATGGATTTGATAGCTTCACTGAAACTTATAGAAAAGGTTTTCCTGGGGTAAAATTCCCTGATAATCCACATAAATTTGATTAAGTGATTAAACTATTAGACATACTAAAAGAATCGGCTGAACCTAATATTTTCTATTTCGCATATGGTTCTAATATGGAGCATAAAAGAATGAAACATAGATGTCCAGATGCTGTAAAATATTCCGATGGAGTATTATTTGGATGGAAAAGAGAGGTGAATGAAAAAGGTGTAGATACAATAGTAAGAGGTGAGAGTAGCGATGATCATGTAGAGGGTGTAGTTTGGTTGATATCTAAATCTGATGTAGAAACTCTTGATAAGAGAGAAGGTGTTAAGATAGGCGACTACATTAAACGTCATCTTGAAGTAGACACACCAGGTGAAGATAAAATCTGCTTAGTATACATTACCACAAACAGTAAACCAGGTACAGCAAAAGCTAACTATAAAAGAATAGTTAAAAAAGGAGAGGAAGAGAACAAAATTCGGTAGCTATTTATAATTAAAGGAATACATGATAAAGCTGGTAGAACTATTTAATGAAGAAGCATCTGCTACAACCTATCAATTGATCGGTAAATTAACTGTTAATACAACTAAACGTACTCTAGGTGATATACTAGCCGATATAAGAGCTATTGAAAGAGTAACAATTGTAAGAGGTGAAGGACAACCTAACGATGTCCCAACCAATAATCCGTCTTACACTGAAGAATTAAAAGTAAAGATTGATCCGTTTCCATTTACCTCCTTTGGTAAACAGCAAGCAGAAGAAATTATAAGTCTAATTAAACACGTAAATGGTGTAACCACTTTTATACCTTCACAATCAGTACGTAAGATAAAGTAACAGCTATTTATATAAAAACAATGATAACAATAAACGATAACTGCATTAACCTAATTAAATCATTTGAAGGTTTTTCAGCAAAAGCATACCATGATTCAATTGATCCTAAAGGAGTTGACACTATTGGATATGGAACAATTCAATATCCCCCAACATATATGGGAGGTAAGAAAGTACAGGTAGGTGATCCTGATATTACTGAATCACAGGCAGTTGAATTTCTAAAATGGGAAGTAGAATTAAAGACTAAATTCGTAGATGCCCTTATTATAGATACTTTAACACCTAATCAATTTGGTGCTCTAGTATCATTTGCTTATAACCTAGGTGAAGGAGCTCTAAAAGGTTCTACCTTAAGAAAGAAAGTTAATGCTAATCCTAGTGATCCTACAATTAAAGATGAATTTTTAAAGTGGGATATGGCTTCTGGACAACATATTAAAGGATTACAAAGACGTAGAAAAGCAGAATCCGATTTATATTTTACAAAATAAAAAATATAGCAATGACACTTAAACAATACTTAAGAGAATGTGGTGAATGTGAAAGACAATCTACAGATTGGACTCAAGGCCATAACCATGCCGGTAAAATGGCTAAAGGTGAGTTAAAAGACCTAATCATGAATGCCGTAGAGGTATATAAAATGTTAGGACCAAATGACGAAATTCCGGGTTGGATCGCATCATATATTACCTAGTCTTCAGACTATATACATTCAGTAAAAGAATCGTTAGCAGAAGAAGCAACAGAGATGGATAATGACTGGGAAGAAGATAACTACGAAGAAGAGCCAGTACCGACTGAATATATTACAGAAAGAAAAAGAAAGTAATGCAAACAAAGCAAGTATTAAAATATCTTATCGAACAAGAAGTTCGTAAGTACTTAAGAGAAGGTGAAGATACAACAACACCGGGACCATTAAAACCTGCTAGATCTTTTGAAGAAGATCCTGTACAGTTTATATTAAGTAAGTACCCTTCTCTAAGAGAGACTCTTGCTATGTTATTAACTAATGATTACCCTGATTATATTACAGGTGTGTATGTAATTGCACCTAAACCTACAACATTCAAAATTGTTTTACATAATGGTCAATTTTTCTATTTAAGATATTTAGGCAGATCTTATGAAGCTAAAATTGAAGCTAAAAGATACTACCTACTAACTCTAGGAGAAAGACAAAGAGCTACTCTAGCAATTGCACACCTATTAGAATTAGGTGCACCTACTAACATAGAAGGACCAGAGAAAGAAGTAGCACATAATGAAACACCTGCGGAAGTTGGAGGAGGTTCACCTTCATCACCAAGTGGACAACCGGAACCACCTCAACCTGAAACACCACCAAGTCAAGCAGAAGAAGAAAAGACTGAATCTTAATGATAAAACCAATAGATATATTAAGAGAGGTTTCTTCTCTAAATTCAACAACTCTACTCAAACCCATACCCGGGTACGTGGATAGAGGTGAAGTTCTATTGAAAAAAATAGAAGGAGAAGAACCTATCGCCTTAGTTAACGGTGACGAAATTGTAGTTAATCCTGAGACTAGTTTAACTTTTATTGATCTTTTAAGAGGTAAGAAGTATAAGGAGTTAACTAATGTTAAGTTCTATGATATAGCTGGACTAGGACATAAACTTAGTGAACTAGCTAAGACTCAAGAATTTGGAAGTAGTAAAGGTATTGGCGGTGGTGCTGCACAGACTGCTTTACAGGAATCAGCACAGTGTTTAGTCCTAGCACTTCGTTACCATAAAGGTAGTGATTTAACAGAATCAGATCTAGAAGAAGAAGAAAGTCTAAAAGACGTAGCAAGTGACATAGAGGTATCTGAACCTATTGATAAAGTTATTGAGTTCATTGAGAATAGTACATCATGGCAATCCACAATGGTTAATACTGCTAATGTAGTTGCAGGGAAGTATCATAAGAGTTATAAATTTTACAGAGGAAAGGGTATCGTTGATAAAATAGATCGTGCAGCTAAAAAAGCTTTATCACAAGCAAAAGTAGGACTAAACATTAATAAATGGAATCCATCTGATATTTGGATGGCTACCGAAGATGTTAATGAAGAAGACTTTCCTGAAGATATAGATGAGTTAAATGATTTACTTTTAGAGCTTTTTAGAGAAGAAAGACTGATCGGATTATCACTTAAGAAGTGTGTGTCAAGCTGTAAATCAGAGGTTAATAACCTATCTAGAGAAGCAAACGAAAAGAAAAAAATTACCTATGAAGGTATAAAAGATAAGAACGAAAACATCTTTAAAGCAAAAGATATCTACCTTATTACAACCAAAGGAACAGTTCAATTTAGAAACTTTCAGAACATAACCGGATGGATGGGTGAGATAAAAGGTGAAGGAGCAGCAGGCGGTAAGATAGGGTTTGAAGCAATAAATGCTATGTTAACCTCGATTACGAATACACCACTATCCTCACAGCAAGAGGTATTAACTCAATGCGGGAAACCAAGTAAAGAGTTTATTAATCACTTCTATAAACACTACCAGGCTACAGATCTAGACCCTAAGGTTAGCTTAGAAGAATTTACAAAACAGTTTATGGAAGCCGGATTAGGAAGTAGAACAAGTAACTATTTTAACATGGAACTATTAGGTCAACTAGATAACCTAGACAAAGAAGACCAGGATAGTTTTGCAAGAGATTTATTTAACTACGCTAGCTCTAACACAGAATATTCTTCTGTATTTGTAAAAATATCATAATAAAGTTGCTAATCTGAAAATACTTTCATACCTTTATCAAAATAGATATAGATATGGAAGAAGCATTTAAAACAATCAAGACACCGGATGGTGTAGTCCTACACACTTATACAGCCCCTGGTAAGAAGCCAGTCCCGCATTCCTTAGATGGCCCTGCCATTAAGTACCCCAAAGATTCTAAACGTAAAGACGAGTATTTTATATTCGGTGTAGCTTATTCGAAAGATAAGTGGACTGAATTAAAAGATGATAGTAAGGTAACTTTTATACCAATTGATCCAAGGTTAGAAGGCGGTAATTAATTTCTGTGCCTATTTATTATAAATTAATTAAACAATGGCAAAACAAGAGTTAATAAAAGAGGCATTCAAGTTGCAGCAATTAGCTGGTATTAAATCTCTTTATGAGTTTGAAAGTGATCATATGAAAGAAGCTATGGAAGATGACGACGTAGCAGATAGCTGGGATAAACCAGAAGACGATGGTGAAGATTTCGAAAAAGAACCTTCAATGAAGGATATCAAGACAGTAGAAAAGAAAGCAGGTGGTAAACAAGCTAAACTAGCTAGACTTATCCAGCAAAAAGATGTTATCTTAGCTAAGTTTAAATCAGGGGAAATCTCAATAGGTGAGTACAAAGAAGAAATCGGTAACATACCTCAACAAATTAAAAATCTACAAGCCGATATCGAAAAATCAATGGGTATGGGTGGAAGTGAAGAAGAGATGGGAGACGAAGAAGCTTTGTATGAATCTAGACTAAGAGGTGCTATTCGTCTTGAAGTAAAAAAAATCTTAAGAGAGAATCGTTTAGATGAATTATCACCTGAATTAAAGCAAAGAGCTGCCGATAAAATGGGAGACCAAGCACTTGCATTACGTAACTCTACTGACGATGTTCTTAAATTTAAAAGAAGATCTGCTCAATATACAACAGCAAGTCAACATGTTGATCCAACTGTAAAAGCAGCAGGAGATAAACTAGCTATGCAGTTAGGTAACGGGTATAAATGTAAAGTAACTAAAGAATCAACAGATAATCGAGCCCTTATTACATTTGATGGACCTAGTGGTATGATAGAAATACTAGTTACTCCAACCGGTTACCACTTTAGAGCAGGTTCACATCCGGAAGATGTAGAAAAAATAGCAAGACCATTAGAAAGATTTATTGCACAAGTTCGTAAAGCTGAAATAGTAACAAAAGGATCAAACGAACTATAAGAAATAATTTTTTAAATATGTTAAAATCAGCACTAGTTGCAATCGCAATAATATTGACAGTAGGTGTAACAGTTTGGATTACAACATCTAGACTAACACCTCCTGTTACTATTCAACAGCAAATCGATTCTATAAATAAAATAGACGATTCCCTAAAACATGGACAGGTTGTATTAGATTCTGCTATCAATGAACATGAAGATAGAATCAGTGGTATTGAAGATAGTATAGCCACAGTTAGAACTATTACAATTACCATAAATAAAAACTATCACGATACTATTACGTATATTGATAAGTTTGGTGTACAGCAATTAGATTCCTTTTTTAAAACAAGATACGCATATTAAAATGAAAAAGTTATTAATAGTTACACTTCTACTTATTACAGTAGGCTTAAACGCACAAACTCGTTGTGTAGATCTTGACGGTATAAGTATCCCATGCAAAGAAGATACAATTAGAATACCTTTCCATGCTGCAAAGCAGATAGCCAAAGACTTACTAATAGGTGATAGTGCAAAAGCAATTTTATATCAAGTAAAACAGGAGTTAAATTTAACTACACAAATAAGTCTACACAAGGATACTATCATCTCTGATTATAAGAGTAAGGATAGCCTTTATGAAGATCGTCTTAGAGAAAAAGATGTTAAGTTTACTATTATGGAAACCCATGCTAATCAACTTGAACACCAAAATACTATTTTAAAACGTGTTATTAAGGGTACTATAGTAGGCGCAGGAATCCTTGTACTACTAGTATCTATATTAAAATAATTAGTGTTACCTTTCGGACCACTAAGTCTGAACATTTATTAGACCAAATGTGCAAACAGCCCAATCCTTTTTAGGTTTGGGTTTTTTATTTATATAAATATACAGTTTGATTACTTTTTGATATATTTATATAAAAGAGATTAATGTCCGAAGCAAATATAAAAGATATAATTAGACAGGAATTCGTTAAGTGTGCCACCGATCCGGTGTACTTTATGAAGAAGTATTACATGATCCAACATCCACAACGTGGTCGTATCCAATTCAACTTATACCAATTCCAAGAACAAGTCCTACGTCTATTTCAAAGCAAAGAATATCTTATAATTAACAAATCAAGACAGTTAGGTATATCAACTCTATCTTCTGCTTATGCATTATGGTTGATGTTGTTTCAAAAAGATAAGAACATCCTTGTAATAGCAACCAAGCAAGAAACGGCCAAGAACATGGTAACCAAGATTAGGTTTGCCTATGACCAATTACCTTCGTGGTTAAAAGTAAAAGCAGTCGAAGACAATAGATTAAGTCTAAGACTAGCAAATGGATCACAAGTAAAAGCAGTAGCAGCATCCCCAGATGCAGGTCGTTCTGAAGCAGTATCGTTACTGTTACTTGATGAGGCAGCCTTTATTGATAACATTGACACAATCTTCACTGCCGCCCAACAAACCTTAGCAACCGGAGGTCAATGTTTTGCTATCTCAACACCGAACGGTACAGGTAACTGGTTTCATAAGACTTATACTAATGCACAAATCAAAGAAAACAAATTTGTACCCATAGCTTTACCCTGGACTGTTCACCCTGAAAGAAATCAAACTTGGAGAGATGAACAGGATAAAACTTTAGGAGTAAGAGAGGCAGCACAGGAATGTGATACTAATTTTTCTACCTCAGGTGCTACAGTGATTGAACCAGAAATTCTCAGTTGGTACGAAACCACCTCACTTAGAGAACCTATTCAAAGAACAGGAATTGACGGCAATATTTGGATATGGGAGATGCCAGACTATAGTAGAACTTACGTACTAGTAGCCGACGTGGCTAGAGGGGATGGACGAGATTATTCTACTTTTCATGTTATGGATATCGAAGATGCTAAGCAAGTAGCCGAATATAAAGGTCAACTAGATACAAGAGATTTCGGTAATTTAATTGTAGGAGTAGCTGCTCAATATAATGATGCTTTACTTGTAATAGAAAATACAGGAATAGGGTGGGATGTAGTCCAGACGGCAGTTCATAGAGAGTATCGTAATTTATATTACTCTCCAAAATCTGATGCAGCTATGACAGATATTGAGGTTTATATCTCAAAATTTGATAAAGGAGATGGAATGGTACCTGGATTCTCTACTACGTTAAAAACTAGACCTTTAGTAGTAGCTAAGATGAAATCTTATATTCAAGAAAAAGTTTGCACTATACAATCAAAAAGGTTACTAGAAGAACTACGAACATTTATATGGAAGAATAGCAAAGCACAAGCCCAAGACGGTTACAATGACGACCTTGTAATGGCATTTGCAATTGGACTCTTCCTAAGAGATACTTCATTAAGATTCCAGCAAGTAGGACAAGACCTATCTAGAGCTACTCTAGGTGGAATGGCTAAATCTAACTACGGGTATCAAATATATCAACCTTCAACTTTTAACGGACAGAATCCATACACAATGCCTTCCCCTAACGGTCAACAAGAAGATATCTCTTGGGTACTGGGATAGGCACACTATTTATATAGAAAAACAACATAATGGCAGATAACAATTTATTCGGTAGATTAAAGAGACTTTTTTCAACTGACGTCGTAATTAGAAACGTAGGTGGAAATCAAGTAAAAGTAATAGACACAGACAGTATCCAGACCAATGGGGTACTTCAAACAAATGCTCTAGTTGACAGGTTTAACAGAGTATACACAACTTCTAACTCTTACGCTTATAACCTTAACACCGCACAGAATTACCAATCCATGCGTATTCAGCTATATGCTGATTACGAAGCTATGGATACAGATGCAATTGTAGCATCAGCACTCGATATCTTAGCAGATGAGTGTACCCTAAAGAATGAATCTGGAGAAGTACTTCAGATCAGATCAGCAGATGAAAACGTACAAAAGATCCTTTATAATCTATTCTACGATGTATTAAACATTGAGTTTAATTTATGGGCATGGATTAGGAATATGTGTAAGTTTGGTGATTTCTACCTAAAATTAGAGATAGCCGAAACAGTAGGTGTATTTAACGTAATACCATTCTCATCCTATACCATACTTAGAGAAGAAGGTGTTGATCTAAGAAATCCAACTTATGTAAGATTCAAATATGACCCTACTGCAGTAGCAGGAGGAGGTAGTGGATATGTAGGTTCTTATGCAAATTTGATAGGCCAAGCCGATTCAATGTATTTTGAGAACTACGAAATGGCACACTTTAGACTTATAGGTGATGTTAACTACCTACCTTACGGTAGATCTTACTTAGAACCAGGTAGAAAGATCTTCAAACAGATGGTTTTAATGGAAGATGCAATGATGATACACCGTATCGTACGTGCCCCGGATAAGAGAGCTTACTTTGTTAACGTAGGTGCTATACCACCAAATGAGGTTGAGACCTATATGCAAAGAATGATCTCTAAGATGAAGAAAATACCTTATATCGATCCTCAAACCGGTCAATATAACCTTAAATACAACATGCAAAACTTACTAGAAGATTATTTCATTCCAGTAAGAGGTAACGATACTGCAACTCGTATTGAAACTGTACCCGGTCTACAGTATAACGGTATAGATGACGTTGGATATCTAAGAGATAAGCTGTTTGCTGCATTAAAAATACCTAAAGCTTTCATGGGTTACGAAAAAGATTTAACAGGTAAAGCTACTTTAGCGGCAGAAGATATTCGTTTTGCACGTACTGTTGAACGTATTCAACGTATTATATTATCAGAATTAACTAAAATAGCTCTAGTACATTTATACACACAAGGATACACTGATGAATCAATTGCAAACTTTGATCTATCCTTAACAACTCCATCTATCATTTATGACCAAGAAAGAATTGCTCTAATGAAAGAAAAGGTTGACCTAGCTAGTCAAATGATGGAAACAAGTATCTTCCCAACTGACTGGATTTACGATAAAATCTTCCAATTAAGTGATGATCAATTAGATGACGTTAAGGCTCAAATACTAGAAGACAAGAAAAGGAAATTTAGATACGACCAAATTGAAGCAGAAGGAAATGATCCTCTTGAATCTGGTCAAGCTTACGGTACTCCACATCAAATCGCAAGTATGTATGGTGGAAATGCTAACTATACTGCAGCAGCTAACGTACCGGTTGGTTATAACGAAAAGAATCCACATGAGCCAGTTAGAGTTCCAGGTAGACCTGAAGAGAAGAATTCATTCATCAACACACCAAATGATCCATTAGGTAGAGATAGGATGGGTACATACGATTTAAAAGCCAAACCAGCTAGTGGTGAAGATGGAAACCTTAGAACTAAGTATCAAGGTGGATCAGCTCTTGCATTAGAGAACGCTCACACCAAAGCAATCTACAGCGGACTTAAATCAACATTAGGTAGATTAGGTGTAACTCGTAGGATTAACCTCTTTGAAGATTCAGATCTTTTAGATGAAGATAAAATTATAAAGGATATTGACTAATCGTGACTATTTATAAATAGTATCATACTAAACCTAATATGGGGACTATAAGAAAGCATTCTAAGTATAAGAATCCAGGTATTTTATTTGAACTACTTGTTAGACAGATCACTGCAGATATGATCGCTAATCAGGATTCAAAAGCTGTTGGAATTATAAAGAAATTCTTTACTGGCACCGAGCTTTTAAAGGAGTACAACCTGTACAACACTGTAATTAAAGCATCAAAACTAAGTGAAACTAAGGCTGAAAGCCTAGTAAATATCGTAGTAGAAGAGAGTAAGAAGCTAGATAACGATATACTAGATAGAGAGAAGTACAAATTAATTAAAGAGATAAAGAAGTACTACGATGTTGAGAATTTCTTTAAAGCTAAGATAGAAAACTATAAATTATCGGCAGCTGTCTATACTCTGTTTGAATCTGCAAGATCTAAAGTATTAACAGACACAAAACAGCTTATCGAAAGTAAAACAACTATCTTAGAACACATTACCAAAGGTATAATTAAAGAAGAAAAAGCCGAGAAGAAAGTTGCAAATCAATTTTTACAAGAAGATCAGGATATTAGAATTTTAGCCTATAAGTTAATTGTAGAAAAATATAACGAAACTTATAAGGATTTATCTGCAGATCAGAAAGATATCTTAAAAGAGTATATCGGCAGCGTATCTCATACTACTCAACTAAAAGATTACTTAAATAAAAAATTAGTAGAGGTTAAATCTAGACTAAATAAACTACTTCCGGCTGTAGAAGATAAGGTATTAGCTATTAAGCTGAAAGAAGTTATTTCTCTTGCCAAGCCTATCCTAGAGCGTCAATCAGTAAAAGATGAGCATGTAGTATCTTTGATGCAGTATTACGAATTAGAGAAAGAAATTAAACTAAGAAAGTAAAATGGCTACTAAAAAAGACCTTAAAGACGTAATTGACGAAATGTCTAGTACAGGTGGCGGTGCTACTATGACTGCAGGCACTGGAGAGCAATATGCTCCAAAGGTTAGAGTTAAGAAAGAACAAAAAGATGTAGAACCTAAATTAGCAGCCGGTAAAGTTAAAGATAACTACGCTGTATCCCATTTTGGTTTCACTCCAGCACCTCACATACCAAACCGTAAATCTAAAGCAATCGACTACAAACAGATTTTTGAAAAAGAAGAACCTATCACAGAGAATTATTCAAAATTCCGTAATGAAACAGGTAAACGTAGTGCACCAGAGCAGCTACATAAAGCAGTTAGATCTGTTAAGAAAAAAATAGAAGAACTAAATAAGCTTTTAGATTACACTCAACAGTTAAGATCTGAAATAACTGAATCTACCGAAGACTTTAAGTATATGAAACATACTGAAAGAGCTCTAGAACAGATTACAGAGATGGTTAAACATACATATATAAAAACTAAAAAACTAAAATAAGTATGGCAGCTAAAACAGGTACAACTTCAAGCAATAAACTAACCTTCGGGAAAAGAAAAGAAGGAACAGCTAAAAAATCCTTTAATAAACATACACCTAGACCTAAAGCATATCGTGGCCAGGGTAGATAATAACTATTTATTAATATGAAAAACATAGTACAACAATACCGTGATCTAATGGAAGGTAAGATGTCTCAAGCTAACTTTATGACTAATGTTAGAAGAGAATTTCCTGATTGGATTTCACCTGTTAATAGCTTCCAAGATACAGTTAGTATTTTAAAGAGTAAAAGAGTTCTAAACGAAGCTTATTGGATGGATAAACCTGCTGATGAGACGAAGTATCAAATTAAGAAAGATAGCGCAGGTAATATCGTACAGGCTACTAACGATGAAAACATTAGATTTAGTAAAAACGATAAAGCTACTACAAGAGATACTAAAGAACAGATTAAGATATCTGGTTTTAAAGAACAGCAAGGTAAGGTAATGGCTATCTATCATGACGGTACTACTGTTGAAGCTATTGATATAGATGGTTTAGAACCAGTTCACGAATTTAGACCGGGTGTTGACTTAGGTAAATCTACTTCAGAATGGATGCGTAACATAAAAGAAACGAAAGAAGATGATGAAGAATTTGGTGAAGAGTTAACAGGTAAGAAAGCTTTCTACCTTGTAGATAAAAGTGGTGAGATACTAGATAGTACAATGGCAGCTAATGAAGATGAAGCCAATCAGTACTTCGAAGATGAATATGAAGGTATTGGTGATACATTAACTGTTATACATACTGATGCACCAGAAGATCTAAGAGGTGAAATGTACGAAGAAGGTCTTCTATCAGAAGCAAAAAAGAAGAAAGCATCTGCTGGACTAACTAAGAAAGAAAAGTCTACTGTAGTTAAAAAAGCTAAAGCAGGTAAAGATATAGGTAAGAAAGGTAAGGGATTTGAGAAAGTAGAGAAAGTAGCCGAAAAGAAATACGGTTCTAAGAAAGCTGGTGAAAAAGTAGCAGCAGCTGCAATGTGGAAAGGACAAGCTAAGAAAAAAGCAGCACTAAAAGAAGCAGCTGAACCAACAGAAGGTAGATGGAAAGAAGCAACGGGGGAGAAAGAATACTCAATCTTTGATCAAATTGATAGAGTTAATCCATATGAATTCAATAAAGGATTAAAAATAGAGATGGGTATGCAATATAAACCCGTACCTAACACCTTTACTCCTGAATTCAATCCAGAATCTCTTGTAAAAGCAACTAAGAAGGTATTAAACAACCTAGAAAAAGATCCTGCTTATTACAGCAATACAATCTCTGCTGAATTCGAAAAGAAATCAGGATTACTACAACATCCTAAAGAACTAAAAGTAGGACCTGATGGTAGAGCACCAATACCTGGATATAAAGATGCTAAAGCTAACACCGATATCTCTTTATCTAAAAAAGAAAAAGCAAAGAATAAAAATGCTGACGGTGTAAAAGTAATGAAACCAAGCGGTAAGTCGATGGGCGGTCTTAAGACTATGAAAGCTAGCGATAAACTACCTAAGGGTGTTGAGCTAATGAAAGAGTACGTTGACTTAGATCCAGATGTTACAGCACAAGCAGATATACAAGGTGGTTTAAATGAAAAAAAGAAGTTAACACTCAAGAAGTTAAGAGAGTATATAGCAAAGAGTATTAAAGAGGATCTATACACAAACACTAAGACAGGTCAAACTCAATCTTTTGATCAAAACAATCCTAGCGATAAAAGAACAATGTTAGATCCAAAATTTAATCAGACATTTAAAAAAGCCGAGTAATAATGAGCAAACAAGTCTTAATAGAATACTTATCTTTCCAGCCTCAACCTCAACAGCTACATGAAGCTAGGCTAAATCCAACAGGTAATCTCCGTGTATCGGGTAAGATTCAATCTGAAGGTAAGCCTAATGCAAACAAAAGAGTGTACGGACCTTCTTTAAGAAGAGAGGTAGCTAAGTATGTTGCAGGACCAGTTGCTGAAAAAAGAGCTCTAGGTGAATTAGATCATCCTGAAACTGCTATTATAAATCTTAAGAATGTATGTCACAATATAACAAGATTATGGTGGGAAGGTGATGATTTATATGGTGAATTTGAAATCTTAGCAACACCATCCGGTAATATCTTAAGAGAGTTATTCTTAAATAATATCAGTGTTGGTGTATCTTCAAGAGCACTAGGTTCAGTTACACCTCTAGGTGAAGGTTTAGTACAGGTAGAAGATGATTTAGAACTAGTATGTTGGGATTTCGTATCAACACCATCAACCTACGGTGCATATGTAAGACCGGTAGGAGGTTTAAATGAAGGATATCAAGCACAGTCTATAAAAAAATACGACAGAGCACACCAAATAGTAGGAGATCTACTATGTACAATGACAGGTGTCTGCTGTATAAAATAATACTTCCAAAAATATTTTTTAAATTAGCTCGTAAAAACGAGCTTTTTTTATGTTCGTGCCTATTTATGATTATATACATCGTCTCAATACGGTGTTAAGAATTAACAATTCACTTATACTGCTTCCTCAATCCCCTAATAAGCAGTCGAAATCAAACAACAAAAAACAAACTCAAAATGGCAAACAAAGACCTATTTGAACAAGCAATTGCTGATGCTAAAAAACTAAGAGAAATTTCTCTACAGCAAGCAAAACAAAAAATGGAAGAAACTTTTGCACCAAAGATTCAAGAAATGTTCCGTCTGAAATTATCAGAAATGGAAGATCTTGATGAAGCTGGTCTAGAAGAAGAAGGTTATGAAATGGACGAAAGTGGAAATGAAACTTTCAATGTTAAACGTCCTGAATACATGCAAGGTGATCAAGTAGACACAGGCCTGGAAGATCCAAATCCATTAGATGAAATGTCATTAGACGAAATTCTAGCTGAATTAGAGTTAGAAGAAGGTGATGACATGGAAGAAAATTACGGTATGGAAGAAGAAGGTGAAGATCTTTACGAATCTAACCACGTTAAAGCTGATGGCTATAACGGTCCGTTAAAAGACAAGAAAGAAGCACATTCAGACAGAGCAAGAGGTGCTGATCATGCTTACAGCGGTAAAGGAGCAAGTTCTATTAAAGAAGCTGGTAAGAAAAAAGGTGCAGAAGTAGAAAAAGCTGAAGAAAAAGAAGAAAAAGGAAGTGACGAAGTTGCTGAATTATCTATTGAAGAATTCAAAGATTTAATCCGTGATGTAGTAGCTGACGTAATGGGTAAAGAAGCTGGTGCTGAAGAAGAAGAAGCTGAAGACCTAGAAGGCGGTGAAGAAATGGGCGGTGAAGATCTAGAAGGCGGAAAAGGTGTAGAAGGTGAAGAAGAAGAAACTATCTCTCTTGATGAAATTTTAGCTGACATGGATGAAAATTACCAAAATGCACCTAAAGATAAATTCGGACCAAAAGACGGATTTGTTAAGAAAGCTAAATTCCAAGTTAGAGAAGATGAATCTGAAGAGCTAGAAGAAGCTATTTCAACTATCCAAACTCTTAAATCTCAATTAAGCGAAATCAATCTTCTTAATGCAAAGTTACTTTATGTTAATAAGTTGTATAAGGCTAAAAACCTTAACGAAGGACAAAAAGTAAAAGTTCTAGTTGCTTTTGATAGAGCGACTACAATTAAAGAAGCTAAAAACATTTACGCAACATTACAAGATTCTATTCAATCAACTCCTACTACTGCAAAAAGTAAAGGATACATTAAAGAATCTTTAGGCTTTGCTTCAAAACCAATTGGTAGCGCTCCAGCTAAGCCAATTGTAGAAGCTGATGCTTACGTTTACCGTATGCAACAGTTAGCTGGATTAAAACAACCAAACATTTAAAAAAAAAATTAAAAACAAAAACTAAACAAAATGGCAACAACAATTAATTCACTGTTAGAATCGGCTAATCCGTATAACACAGTGCAATCAGATGCCGAAAGACTTAGTAAAAAGTGGGCAAAATCAGGCTTACTAGAGGGTCTTACCGGACAAAACAAAAAAAATATGGCTATGATGCTTGAGAATCAAGCAAAACAACTAGTAGTAGAAACTTCACTAACAGGTGGTGGTACAACTTCTGGTGCTAGCTTTAACACAGGTACTGGTGAACAATGGGCAGGTGTAGCTTTACCATTAGTTCGTAAGATCTTTGGTCAAGTAGCTTCTAAAGAGTTCGTTTCAGTTCAACCAATGAACTTACCTGCAGGTCTAGTATTCTATCTAGATTTCCAATATGGTACAAACGGTGTTAACCCATTCTCTACTGGTTCTGCTTCTGGATCTGTATTCGGTCAGCAATCAGTACAGGGTGATTCAGGATTTGGTAACGCTGCAGCTGGTGGAGTATATGGTGCTGGTAGATTCGGTTATTCAATCAACCAATTCTCTGCTTCATTTAGCTCTACTACTAGTGGATCTGGTGTATTCGGTGTAACTGCATCTTTCTCAGATATTAACTACAGCTCTAACTATTCTGCTTCTCAAGCAGCTGGTCAAATTTACAAGTATTCAGTAACTGCTTCAACATTAGCTAACTTTGATGCTAACGCAGTACGTTCATTTACATTCACTTCTGCTTCTGCAATCACAGTTGCAAACAACTTACAAGAATTCACAACTACTAACGGTCAAGTTGTTAACTTCTTTGTATCTACTTCTGCTGCTATAGCTGCTACTGCAAGTGGATCTGGTAACTGGACAGGATACTACTCTAAGACAACTGGATTTGCAACACGTGGTGATTTTGAAGATCCTCAAGGTGCTACTTCAGCTTACTCTACTCCAAATGCTCTTTCTGCAACTTCAATTTCTATCCCAGAAATTAACGTTCAAATGAGATCTGAAGCTATCGCTGCTAAGACTCGTAAGTTAAAAGCACAATGGACTCCAGAATTTGCACAAGACTTAAATGCTTATCATTCAATTGATGCTGAAGCTGAATTAACTTCTATGTTATCTGAGTACATTTCTCTAGAAATTGACCTAGAAATCCTAGACATGTTAATTGAAAACGTTCCAACATCTAACACTGCTGCTTGGTCTGCTAAGATTGGTACCGCAATTGATACTAACACAGGTCTTGTTACTTCAAATACAAATGGTGTATTCTACACTCAAATGACTTGGTTCCAAACTTTAGGTATTAAATTACAAAAAATATCTAACTTAATTCACCAAAGAACTTTAAGAGGTGGTGCTAACTTTATGGTAGTTTCTCCAACAGTAGCTACAATCCTTGAATCAATTCCTGGATTTGCAGCTGATACTGACGGTGCAGCAGATACAATGAAATATGCATTCGGTGTTCAAAAAGTAGGTCAACTTAACAGCCGTTACAAGGTTTATAAGAACCCTTATATGCTTGAAAACACAATCCTAATGGGCTTCCGTGGTAACCAATTCCTTGAATGTGGTGCTGTTTACGCTCCTTACATTCCGTTAATCATGACTCCTTTAGTGTATGATCCTAACACATTTACTCCCCGTAAAGGTATTATGACAAGATATGCTAAGAAGATGATCCGTCCTGAATACTACGGTAAAGTATGGGTAGGTGATCTAAACGTAATCTAATACGTAGGTAGTAAATAAAAATAGAAAAGCCAGCAATAAAATGCTGGTTTTTTTATGTTCTTCACTGTCATGGTACTATTTATAATAAAGGAACTATGATAGAGGTAAAGACACATTCATGTACAAGTTGCGGTAAAGAGCTTACGTACGAAAATAAAGTAAGTTGGATGAATGCTAGAACAAAGTTAAATAAAACAGGTGTATTGAGATGTCAACCCTGTGCTGGAAAAGAGGGTAGAGCAGCAAGTACTAAGCAGATTACAGGTAGACCTAAAGGAAGTAAAAACAGCTACAAAGTAAAAAGAGGTAGATCAGTCGTAGATAATATCGGATGGCATCGTTTTGAGACTAGAATGCTACAGATAGCTAGACGAAACGGGTATGAAACCTACGAAGAATATAGAGCTAGTTTAGATGCATGGGAAGCTTATAAAATAGACGTATGGAGAATCACAAATCAGCAACCACTACATCTCTTAGAAAACTATGATAAGAGGGGTATTAATGGGGAAGACGGTGCATACACGTTAGATCATATTTACAGTATTCGAAAAGGATTTAATGATAAAATACCCCCAGAAGATATTGGCCAGTTTTCAAACCTACAAATGTTACCATGGTTAGATAATATTACTAAAGGGTGGAAGTAAGGTGAAACAATCCTAGTCATATACCAAGGATTCAATCTATTTATTATTAAACAATATAAGTATATGACCGAGCAACAGCAACAAAAGAGGAAACCAAAGAATCCTATTAAGTTTCAAATACAGTTAAAAGACGAGCAAAAAGAAGCAAAAGCTCTAATAGTTGAGAATGATATTACAGTTTTGACAGGTCAGGCAGGCTCAGGTAAAGCGCAACCTTTAGATTCTTTGGTCTATACGCCGACTGGACCTGTCAAAATGGGAGATGTAAAAGTAGGAGATAAGGTACTAGGATTATCAGGAACCACAGAAGTAATAGGAGTATATCCTCAAGGTGTAGAAGATATCTATAATATAGAGCTCTCAGACGGCTCTACCGTTCGTGCAAGCTTAGGTCATTTGTGGCAGGTACAAGCAAAGCGCTTCAGTTTTAACGAAACTGATAACTGGTGCGTAAAAACAACAGGAGAACTCTTAGAAGATTTAGATAAAGGTATTGAATATAGAATACCGCGTATTACGGAAGCTTCTTTTGAAGAACAAGAGCTTCCTTTAGATCCTTATTTACTAGGTATCTTACTAGCAGAAGGGCACCTAACAGAGAGTAGTGTTAGTTTTAGCACAAACGAATCTACTGTTCTTTCTAATATAAGTGATATTTTAGAAAAAACAGAGTGTACCTACACTCATATAGGTAATTACGACTATAGAATAAAGAAAAAACAGAGAGATAATAAACCTAACTCGATAGTATTAGCTTGTAGAGAATTAGGGGTAACAGGTAAGATATCCTATGATAAATTTATACCATCAATTTATAAGTATTCATCAATCGAGACAAGAACAAAATTAATACAAGGACTAGTAGATGGAGATGGTTATGTAAATACAAAAGGGACTCTCGTGTACGGTACCAGTAGTGAAGTACTCGCAAAAGATATTACCGAGATATTTCAGAGTTTAGGCGGTAGAGTTACAATGTTAGATTATTTTCCTAAGTACGACTATCTCGGGGAGAAAAAAACTTCTATACATAAACACTATCAGCTAAGTATAACAGTAGAAAATCCTGCTAGATTTACAACAATACCTTTTAAGAGAGACAGACTCTTAAGTAGAATACATAAGATAAAGTACCTTAGTAGAGTTATAAAAAAAATTACTAAAGTATCCTCACAGGAAACACAGTGTATTAAAGTGGCAGCAGAAGACAGTCTCTACATAACAGATAACTTTACTGTTACCCATAATACTCTTGTAGCTTGTCAAGCAGCACTTGATGCTCTATTTAATAGAGAGGTTGAGAAGATAATAGTAGCTAGACCAGTTGTAACAGCAAAAGAAGAGATTGGTTTTTTACCTGGTGGATTAAAAGATAAATTAGACCCATTTGTAGCACCGGTATTC